CGGATCGCTACAGTTCAGGTAGTCGTGATAATAGCGACGGATCAGACTATCAGAAGTTAAGACTCACCAAAAATCATGTACAAAAGATCACGAGACACTACGAAACTCATATAATGGAGTACGGATCGTCGGTTGCGGTTAAGCCGCAGCGTGATTTGGAGCTACAGGATCAAAAATCCGCCGAAATGAACTATTCGGTGTGGAAGGATGCGCAGCACAGGTGGCGAATTCCAGAAAAGCAGCGTGAATGGGTTGCAGATTTCGTTCGTGTGGGCGAAGTGGCGATGATGTTGACCTGGAATCCTGATGCGGGTGAGATTGACGGCTATGAGCCGATGATGGACCCTCGCGGTGAGGAGGTTATCGACGAAAACGGCGATCCTGTACCTGATGAAGATAAGCCAGTTTTTAGCGGCGGATTTGAGTTTGAGCGGCTATATCCGTTCAATTTGTTGCGAGATCCGGCGTCAAAGAACATGCGCGAGTCTCCTTTTTTGATTGTACGTAAATTGGTGCCGTTAAAGCAGGCACAGATGATGTACAAGAACGACCCCGATAAATTAAAGTTACTTGTCGATTCAAAAGGCGATGATTTTATAATTTTCGACGCAGTAAAGGGCGGGTACGATCGTGCAAGTGAACAAGTCATGTTCAAAAACTTCTATTACAAGCCGAGTCCCGAACACCCAAAGGGATATTTCGCAATCACAACCTCTGCTGGAAAACTTGAGGAGGGCGAGCTGCCGTTCGGCATATGGCCCATTGTTTGGCAAGGTTTTGATGAACATGCAACTGCGGCAAGAGCCCGATCCATCGTTAAGCAAGCGCGTCCTTATACGGCTGAAATCAATAGGGCGGGTTCAGCTCTGGCGATGCATCAGATTACGATCGGCGACGATAAAATTTTGTACCAGAGTGGTACGAAGCTTGCGCCGGGGGCTCTACTTCCGGGCGTTCGGGGAATAAGTTATCAGGGTGCGCAGCCTACAGTTTTACCTGGTCGCGACGGTTCTCAATTCACTCAATATATAAAAGATCAGATAGCGGAACTTTACAGTATTACCGATATGTTTGAGATCGGTGAGGAAAAGAATGCCCAATTTGATCCTATGGCTTTGCTCTATCGTTCCGGTAAGCAGAGGCAGAAGTATTTTTATTACACGCAGAAGTTTGAGCAGTTCATGATCGACGTGTGCGAATTATTCCTAAAGCTTGCGCGAGAGTATTACTCCGACGACCTAGCAGTCGTTGCTGTGGGTCGCAACGAGATGGTAAATATGTCTGAGTTTAAGAACTCAGAGCCGTTAAACTATCGTGTAATTGTCGAGCCTCAAGACTCGACGTTAGAAACGAAATTTGGTCGTCAGGTTTCGATGATGCACTTGTTGCAGTACTCAGGGAAGAGTATGGGTCGAGACGACGTGGGTATGATCGCACGCAACATGCCGTTTGCGAATACCGAAGAAATTTTCAAAGATTTCACACTGGGCTACGACAGCGCGAAAAACTTAATGCTTGCGCTTGAGCGAGGCCAGAAGCCCGACGTCGACCAAGAGGACGACCCGGACTATATGATTAAGAAGCTATCCAATAGAATGAAGCAAGCTGATTTTGATTTCCTAGATCCTCAGATCCAAGACGGTTATCGTCAGGTGCGCGAGATGTATCACCAGCTCAAGGCGCAAAAACTTGCCGCAGCTCAACAGGCTAAAAACGAATTTATCCCGCAAGACGGCCCGATGGTGGCTTGCGATATGTATGTTGAATCCGACGATAAAGAGAAAGCACCTAAGCGAGCGCGTGTTCCCTACAATGCGCTCCAATGGCTGGTTAAGCAGCTTGAGTTCCAAACTGGTGGCCTAGAGTCGCTAGATGATTTGGACGGTGCGTCGTTGGGATCGATTGCGGGAATGTTACAGCGCCAAGGCGCGTCGGGTCCAGCCCAGGACCAGATGTCGCCATCGCCATATGGCCAGCCAGCACCGGCTGGGCCGCAACCTGGGATGGCAGCACCGCCACCCGTAGGAGGAATCTAGGATGGATTTGGAAAACGAAGAGAATGAAATCGAAGAATCGGAGCAAAACGATCCTATCGAGGAAAATCTCGACCCGGTTGTTGACGACAATGAGGTCGACGACGGCGGTGGTGAGAGTGAGATCGCTGATGACGATGCTGAGTCGGAACAAATCGACGAGCCCAAGTACAAAGCGAATTATTCTTACAAAGTTCTCGATGAAGAGTTTGAGATGGATGACCGTCTCAAGGCTTTTATCAAGAACGAGGACGACGAATCCTACTTTCGCCGTCTGTTAGAGCAGGCAGAGGGTGTTCCTAAGTTGGTTGGCGATCGCCAGCTTTTACGGTCGGAAAACACTCAATTGATGCAAATTGAGCAGCAGAGACAAGCCGCTGTGGGTCAGCTCAATAACTTTGTGAAAAACAACGATTTAAAACCGTTTTTGGACACGTTCGGAGTTAATAAAGAGCAGATTCTGCAATATGCGTCGAATCTTTTGAAGCTTGAGGAAATGGACCCACATCAACGCGCAGAGTATGAGCGCAACGAGCAATCTCGATTACAAAGCTATGACCTACAGCACCAAAACCAGATATTGCAGCAGCAAAATAATAATTTGCAAACGCAGCAGTTGGCGCAGTCTGTCGATCATACTTTGAACTCGCCAGAGTTTGCTAACTACGTTCGCGAGTACGATACGCAAAAAGGTCAGGGCGCTTTCAAGCGTGAGATTGCCCAGCTTGGAAATGCTTACTGGCATCAAACGCAAGGGCGGGTAGTTCCTCCTGAGCATTTAGCTAGGGAGTTTATCCAGCGGTCTTGGGTTGGTCCTCCTCCTAATGAAGCTCAAGCTCCTCAACAGCAACATGGTGCGTCTGCTCGACGTCAAAAGGTTGTGGTTAGAGACAGAAACATGCCGACTATGCCGAATATCCGGGGTAGCGGTGCCTCGCCGATTAAGAGTTATCCGAAGTCCATTCAGGATCTTAGGAATTTGGCTCAAGAGAAATCTATCGGCGGCTAAACTTTATAAAGGGCTTAAGAAATGGCTACTGGGACTAAAAGAAATTTCCAGGACATGCTGAACGAATATTTACCTAATCAGCTCCTCAAAGAAGAGTTGATCATGCGTGATTACATCATTCAAAATGTCCAAAAGGATAATAACTGGAAGGGCGGCAAGCTTGTTGTTCCTTTCAAGGGAAGCGGCGCATCATCGGTTAGTTTTAACGAACTGACCCCTGTTGCAGATGTGGTTCAATCGAAATATGTTCGCGGTTCGATCGATGACTATCGTGAAGTTTGGGGCTCATTAATTTTCAATCAGCGTGATCTTCAAGAGCACGATGGCAAAATTCCTGAGTCTACGTTCCTCCGATTGTTACCGGATGAGCTTGAAGATTTTATGGATTACAAGAAAGAGGTTGTGTCGATCCAGTTAGGTACTGGGCCGGAATTCGCCAACGTCGTTGCAGCGAACACTGTTCTTGCTTCTGGTGTTTTACAAGTTGATAAGATCGATCGATTCCAGATCAATCAGAAATTCATGCTTGTAGAATCGGCTGGTGTTGAAGAGAACCAATACGTTACTGCGATCAATATCGACGACGAGACGATCACCGTTTCTGCTACTCCTGGTGGCCCGGCGAACGACTTGACTGCTGGCACTGTGTTCACGGCAGCGGCGAAAGCGTATCATCCTGGTGTTAGCGATGGTGCTGGTAACTTTGGTACTTTCGTATCTATGAACAGCGCTTTATTGTCTGCTGCTAACGGTGGCACTACCCATTTGCATGGCGTTCCAAAAACGGCATGGCCAATTTTGCAAGCTGTGAACATTGACGGTACTGGTATCACAGCGACAAACATCTTGGATGCATTGTTTGATGCGTACACAGAAGTTCGTCGTCGCAGCAAGGGTCGTGCAACTGAGTACTTAATGTCACTCAAGCACTACGGCTCGATCATGAAGCAACTTGAATTGCAAAAGGGTTCTTTCCGGGTTGTAGAAGATCCAAAAGAGTCGTTGTTCGGCTGGATGGAGATGAAGATCGCCAACGTAACCGGTCAAGTTGTAAAAATCGTGGGTATACAGGAGTGGAACGACGACACGATCGCGTTAGTCGATTGGCGTTCGATCACTTTCCGATCAAACGGTTATTTCAAAAAACGCATCAGCCCCGATGGCCGTGAGTACTTTGAGATCCGAAATACCTCGGGATATCAGTATGTTATAGATTGTTGTCTATTTGGCGAGATGGAATATCGCAAGCCAGGCCACTCAGCAATCATTTACGGAATCAATTACTAATAGGAGTTTGTGACGATGGCGCTTTTAACAACACAGGCAGAAATTGACGCTTTAACGAATTACTATTTCGTTCAAGACGATGCTGCGAATTCAGATTGGCCGACGAATACTTTATCTTCGGCCTTACCGTCTGGATACAAGGCTAGGATCGCGTCTATGTCTCAAAAGATGCAAGACGATCTTGTAGATCTTCTGGACACAGCGACAAACGCAGTTTAAATGCTGGGGGGCTTAGGCCCCCCTTTACTCAGGGGTAACCACGGATGGCTACGTCAACGCGCAGTGCTACACAAACTCTTACTACGCAAGCTAATGAGCGCTCCAAAAGCTACGTCGTCGTTGATGGCAACGAGAGAATGCTCCAAATTTATACGGCTGGTGAGTCGGCAGTTGAAGGTACGAAGTGTACTCTTGTCGAGTACGAGTATCTAAACGCAACATCGACTACGGTTGTTCGCATGCGAGAAACAGAATCACAATGGCAGTCGGCTTTTGATTTTGGTGAAGTCTACCCTGCGCCTTAAGGAATCCGGCAGATGATTTTTCAGCACCATAGATTTTAAATCTGGAACCAAAACCAGCATCCTTTCAAACATAGTTTGTCTGAATTTAATTATATAAATCCTGCCCTGCCCCCTGGCAATGTCCAGAACGCGCAGCAGGCAATGGATTGGATTATTGGTGTTGTTTACCCACAGACAAGAGACGCCGTAGACACGCCTGGTGATTTGCCTGCCGTGGGCAATGCGATCAACGATTACCGCGTTGTTCTTGACGACGGTGACGGCAAAGCTGCTGGTTATCGTTGGATGCAACTAGAGGGTGACTTAACCCCTCAGTGGTACAAAATAAACGATATGGATTGGGGCGAAGCCTCAATACTTTCTAACTTTCTACTGAAGACGCAGGACGTTTATGTATATCGTTACGGAATTGATGACCTGGATGAAACGGGAAGTCCCTACGCTGGAGATTTGGCTGGTCAGCGCATTTACGGCGGTCAGTCTGCTAACACTCACCTCACTCTTTATGCAAATTCAGGCGATGGGGTCGGAGCTGGAACCGGATTTGTTCAGTTCGGTGATAACGCTCGTCCTCTTATCGATAGCGCTTTCGCTCTTGGTTCTGACACTTATCGCTTTCTAAATTTCTATACGGACGAAGCGAATGTTTCGACGATGCAAATACTGGGCGGGTCAATTACTGACTCATCTGGCGCGATTGATTTTGACGACGAAGACCTTAGCACTAGCGGCACTGTTACTGTCGGTACTTTATTGCTCCAAAGTGGCTCTATAACCGACACTAGCGGATCTATCGATTTCTCTGATGAGAGCCTTACCACTACAGGATTAGGCACATTCGATGGAGGCGCAGATGTCGGCACGACTCACATTCGCACGGCTGGCGTTTTCATTACCGAAGCCGCTTCTGGTCATGATTTTTCGTTTACCCCGGACGGTGGTGATTCTACGTTTACGGGTACGTTATCGGCTACTGGTGATTTCTCAGCGAAGATTGGTACGTTGCAGAACCAGCTTATCGTTGAGAGTCTGGATACACTTGAAGATTATACGCTTACTACTCCGAATACGGGGTATGTAACGCACTCGGCTACCCACACCGGCCATCAATTTGATGCTGTAGGTACGACATCATTTTTGATCTCAGACACGCTTGTCGACAACCTTGTCGCGGCTGCGTTCAGGGATCAGGTAGATTTCCACGATGGCGCTACGAATTATCTAAGAATTACGAATGCGCGGATCGATTCGCTGGGTGAAGACTTAACGGTCGATGGCGGTGCTTTGTTCACGCTTGAGGCGTCTACTGGTATTACGGCGTCGACTCCGCAGTTTATACCTAGTGTTGATGACGCGGCGTCTCTTGGTATCGTTGCAAATCGCTGGGAGGATTTATTCCTATCGAATGCGATTAGCGACGGTACGAACTCGATATCGATGACGACACTGTTGTCGTTTCGCGATGCTTTGGTCGGCGCTGCTGTTGGTCACTCGTTATTTTATAATGGAACGCTTTGGTTTTCTAGTATCCCGGATACGGAGGTAGATCATGGATCAATATCTGGAATTGGGGACGATGACCATTCACAGTATGCGCTTTTGGCAGGCCGATCGGGTGGTCAAAGTCTTATCGGTGGCAGTGATTCTTCTGATAATCTACTGCTTGACAGTACCTCAGATGTCACAAAAGGCCAGGTTCGATTCTTATCCGTACTTGCTCCTAATGCAGACAACACTCTGGACATTGGCAGTGCTTCTCTTCGTGTTGCTGATCTCTACATGGGCGGCGAAGGGATAGGATTCCGTATGCAGAATGTGGCGGATTTCGCTTCTCTGCCTGCGGCGTCGGCATCTAATAACGGGCGACTGGCCTGGACGCTAGACACCGAGACTATCTATGTCGACAAGGGTGGTGTTTGGAAACAGATCACGACCGACAAGTATGTAAACGATGACGCGGTGACGTGGGACGGTACGAATGTGACACAGACCTACACGACATCGGGCGATATTGACGACGCTCGAAATGCGGTTTGGCAATTCCTGGATAATACGAACAGTTTCCGTCAGGTTCAAGGTGCTGTCATAACCAAAACACTGACTCAGGTAACAGTTACTTTTACGATACCACCCGCCTCGGGTACGTACCGCCTTGTGGGAGTTGGATGATGCAACGTATACTTATAGTGTTAATTATGCTTAATCTTCCTTCACAGTCCTGGGCCGACATACAGGTCCAGGGCTATTTAAACAACGCAGCCCTTGAAAACGTAGCCGCCGATCCATCTTGTGCCCCTGCCGTCACTTGCCCAGAGGGCCGGATGATTTGGGACTCAGTACTGAACAAGTTTAGGATTTGGGACGGATCGGTTTGGTCGGATGTTCTTTTTGGTACGGCTACTGTCCCTGACCCACTTCTTTTGGGCGACGGTACTGTCACTGACCCGACATATAGTTTTTCTGGAAACTCTGGAACAGGTTTGTATAGGCTTGGTTTTAATCTTGGTATCGCTGGAAATGGCGAGAGAGCTGCCCAGATTGGCGAAGGAGCCGCAGCATTCTATAATGACAATGGTCCTCACTTAATTAAATCCGAAGCTCTTGAAGGTGCTGCCACCCTAACGCTTGACGCGAACACTGGGACTCCTGGTTTGTACCCGAGTAGGATTTTTTTTGGTGACACTGCCGATGATGATCGAGGTCGAATAATTTACGACCACGGTGAAGATTCAATGGATTTTTACACGAGCACTTTCCGACGTCTTTATCTCGATACATATGCAACATTTTTAGGTCCAGATGGTGAGGGCGCAGCGACAGCACTTTCCTCAGATACGGTGGCTATATTTAGGAATGACAGTGCGACTGGAAATAGTGCCGTATTGAATATAATCGCAGGAAATTCAACCGGCACCGCAAGGCTAGGTTTTGGAGATGTTAACGACCCTGACCAGGGTCGTATTGACCACACAAATTCTAATGGTAAAAGCTATCTTGTAAATACGAATGGGTGGAATACTCAAGGTACGAATGCGGCAGACAATGCTGGACAATTTTATGTTGGTGAGGTGGTGTCAGCATCTCCTGGTTCTGACCCAGGCGGTTCGTGTTCATCGTATACAAACTTAGATTCGATAGTCTTAACTCGTGGAGATTGGGAAGTATGGGGCACTTGTGTCTTGAATGCTAGCGACAGTGGAAGTGGAGCATTAATTGTTAGAACAGGTTGCGGAATTTCTACGAGTAGTACGAGTTTGGATGATTTGAATGCAGGCGGAGTTTTTTTTGATGGACAAGCACCTGCGGCTCTTCACGGAACTAGATGGATGCCTGTAAATAGTCGTAGATTTAGTTTATCCGCGAGTGACACTATCTATTTGAATGGTTTCGTAAGTTGTACGGTAACGATGCCAGGTACTTGGGATGCTAACGCAGTAATACGCGCTCGTCGCATACGATAAAGGTATAAAGGTATGAAAAAGTTTATTTTAGCGTTTCTATTGTTTTCAAGTCCTGCTTTTGCTGACCTACAGCTTAACGCAGTAACCGACACTGGTTTCACAGGAAACTATTGGGTTATAGCCTTGCAGGCATTTAACAAGACAGTAATACCAACAGGAAATGATACTGAGCTAATGGTCATCATGTATCTGTACAAAGACAAAGCTGCCTTTGATGCCGGTAGTTCTAAAATGGACGAGATCAATTTTGTCTGGGATGAGGCTGCGAGGTCATCATTTTCGTCTACAGATTTGTCAGACGACGGAACTCTTTTCTTAGATCTTGCCTATGCGAAGATTAAGACACTGAGCGCAGTACCATATCGCGACGGAACTCTTGATTTTACAACAGCGACGGAACCGCAATAAATGGCGCAAGCACGCGTAAATGATTTTTCAGGCGGTGAAACGGATCGTTTTCGAGACGGTCAGCCGAACTTTGCCCAGTTAATGAAAAACTTGTACGTATCAGAAAACCGCAGATTGTTTTCTCGTCCTGGTTTCGGTGGTCTATTGGCCGATGCTAGACCGCTCGGTAATACTGATATAGCGGCGATTTGGAATCATAGCGTAGAGGGTGTGGAACAGACTTTTTTTATCGCGAACAGCACTGGCACACCCGCTGTTCGATATAACAATAATGGTATATGGACTGTCGCTACTGCTGCCGATGGCACGACAAACCAGATACCAAACTGGACGCCAGCCAGTAGAGTACCATCGATAAAATACATCAGATTAAATGACAGTGAATTTGTCATTGTTTTTGGCGATATTGGTCTATCTGGATATCCTGTTAAATTTATCAGATCAACGATCGGCGTATGGAAGTACGTATCGCTAGGTCTGCCGACGAATGTCGATCTAATGTCGACTTCTCCACAGGCGATAGGCGGAAATAACTGGCTGTACGCCGCAGTTTTAAAGCACACATATCAAATTTTCGAGTCTGGTTCTGGATTTATCACAAAAGAAGTGCGTAGTGCCCCTCAGTTTAGCGGTACGAATAACGGTGTCTCAGAAGTTAACGTCAATACAGACTCGTTCACGGCTGTTCTAAATAGTGACTGGCGAGATAATCTTGATGGAGTTCTTCTCACTAGCGGAACATTCGCATACGCAGATTGTACGTGGGAAATTTATCGAACAGTCAGCGACGGCTCTGTATTCTATAAAATAGCAGAGGTCGCCACCGGGTCTACATACAGCGATACCGATATTTTAAATCCAGACGCCGACATAACTTCTGGCGCACAGCTATACACAACAGGCGGAGCTGTAGCTAACGAGATGTCCAATGCTAGGGTATTCGACGGCACTTTCGCTAACGACGCTCTATGGCTAGCTAGTGCACAAAGAGTTTGGCAATCTAAGGTAGGGATTTACGACGCTGTAAACGGATCGTTTAACTTCTCTGCTCGCGAAGGTCAATTTATCAAGGCCGTAGAAAGTATCGACGTTTACCCGATCATCCTCACCAACCAGGGCGTTTATCGTATCGAGGGTATCGTCGACGATCTCGGCAACGGCACCCATCGTGTGCGAACTATCTCAGAAACTGACGGCGCTCTATCCAGTCGTACTACGGTAAAGGCAGGCGATCGTCTCTACTACCTTACTGTCGACGGTATCTACGTAACCAACGGCTACACGACTAGTAAGGTTTCTAATCACTACAACGAAAAGTACAGAAGTTTTATCGATAGAGTCGGCGTTTGGGATGGTGACGACACGTCGGTCGCGGATCTAATGTTTGGCGTGTGGGATAAGAAACACCGCCGCATACATTGGTTTATACCGAAAGCTGGCGAGTCGTACGCATCTGATGTCATGACGCTAGATCTTAAGTACCCACACGAGGAGGGCCTATGCATAACCACAGGAGAAGTACCCTACACCGTGCGCGATGCTGATTTGGTCGATGGCAACATTCAGCTAGTTACTAATCTGGGCTATGTCCTAGCTCAAAACGACGACAACACGTACGACGTTGATGAGAATAATGGCCTAGACCCGTTGGGTATCGAGTGGGATTACGTATCTTGTTCGATGGCGTTTGGGTCGTCGATCATTAGGAAGTTTTTCACTCGTCTATTGTTGCATTTTACGAACAGAAGTGACCTGACGGTCAAGGTTCAATCCGACACTGATGAGTCTAACGACTATCGAGATCATAATTTTATTCGAGAGCGCGGGTTTACTCGTGGTCTTTATTTCTTAAAGCGATGGTTTCCAAAGGGCAAGCTACGCGGCACGTACAAAACTATCAGGATTACGAACGAGGCTCAGGTTTTGTTCCGATCCGACGACTACGCACTCGCCAATACCTCTGGAACTTCTGGGGTAACATCTGACGCTAGCAATTGGCCAGCGGCTATCGAGGTTGATTACGAGATTTCTTTTGCTCCATATACGACAAAGCACCGGATCGCGACGGCATCAGGCGGGGATACGCTTACGTTTAACACGTCTGTCGGAACTGCTAATGGTCGTCCTTGGCAGATAACGGGTATCCCTACGACGGAAAAAATTGAGATGAACGGCTACACGGTCGACTATTACGCGCCGCAAGAGGGCCACACTCAATCGGCGACGGTGGTACAAGGCAATGACTGAGCCTAATGTAGATTTTGAGCTAGCAGGGATCGAGGATAGCAAGATCCGCGAGATGTTCGATCAGGTGCGTCGATGGTTTGATTTCCGAGACGACGTCAAAACTCCTGCTATGCAAACATTTAGCGGCATCTTAGCTCCTGGTACTTCTATAGTCTTATATGTGCCAGGCGTAGTAGTGGGCTGGTCAGGCATGACCGAGTATTCTGGTGGTTATTGGGCACCTATGTACTTCTCTACAACAAATCAGGTCAGCCGATTATATTTCGGTTTGGATACAGGTAACGTCAATGGTTCATCTGTAAAGATATTATCAGATCCGGCAAACGCTAGGGCGCTTGGTTATCGAGTTACCCTTATGTATAGGGATGAATAATGGCGATCACAAAACAATACTGGACGGCTAATCAGATCATCCAGAGGGTTAAGGACGAACTCGATCTCGACGAAGAGACGTTTATCGACGATCCTGAAATGTTGCGATATTGTAACGCTGCGATCGACCGTGCCGAGCAGAATCTAATCGGTATCCATGTAGACTATTTTCTTACGTCCGATACGATCACTTTAGTATCTGGCACTCGCGAGTATTCCCTGCCATCCGATATGTACGCCCACAAGATTCGGCGTATCATTTACGAAAACGGCTCTCAGGTTTACAAGATTGCGAGAATCCAGGACTGGAAAAAGTTCGAGCGTATGGCGATCTCAAACATCAACAATTCGTCTAATCTGTATGAGTATTTTCTTGTTAACCGTGTGGTATCAGATCCGAAGATAAATTTCGTCCCTGTTCCCAACGAGAGCGGCGAGTACGTCACCGTCTGGTACTGTAGGCAGGCCAATAGGTTCAACGATGCTGATATTAACGACCCTACAAACATCCTCGATATACCTGAGGCGTTTAATTACATAGTAGAATTCGTTAAGATGAAATGTGACATCAAAGAAAAGCGCAGAATGGGCCAATTGGAAATGGGAGAGTACCCAGAGGTTGGTCTTGAAATGAGCCAAATGATGGGCGCTTTACAGGAGATGGTGCCAGACGCCGAGAACCTGATAGAGCCCGATTATTCTAGTTACGAGGAGCATAGCTGATATGGCCGACTCTACCGTTTTCAATCCTTTAGATATGACGCCGGTCGACGCGACACTGCCGCAGGAAGTTCCAAATACCTACGGTAACAATGCGAATCCCAATCCAAACGATTGGCGATGGAAGGGTCCTAAACTACTTCAAGATAAGTACATGGACGGCACTAACCAGTATATGAACGATCTGCGTCAGCAGATGCAAGGCGGTGCGCAAAACAATCCATGGATGCGCTACCAGATGCAACAGGAACAAGAGCGCCAAACTAGAGACATGAATCAACTGCAAAACACAGGGCAATCTAATATTGCTAGTCAGCAGCAAAATATGTCGATGCGCGGCGGTATGCTGGGCGGCTCTCAGGCGAGAATGGAACGCCAAAACCTAATGGGTCAGCTCATGGGTAAACAAGACCTACGCGAGGGCGCGGCTCTGAGAGAATCGGGCATTAGGTCTGAGGGCGAGGATAGATATAATGCGCTGTCTGGCCAGATGAATCAGCTAGAGATGAACAAAGCTAGGTTCGATGCTGAACGAGATATGTGGAACGCTGACCAGATCAATAAAGACAGGGCAGCGAAGTACGCATCAGAAGCTGCGATGCGAAACTCTTAAGGGAGTAGTTATGGCTGGAACGATCATAAATCCATTATCAGACCCCGGCGTTGTCGACATTAGCGGCGGCGGTACCGGACCCAGTGGTATCCCAGTAAAAAACAATAACTGGGAAGGCGCTAAGACCCTAGACAAGAACTACCTAGAAAACACCGGCCCCTACATGGACCGAATGAGATCACAGGTTAGCGCCATACCTCAGAACAATCCTTGGCTGCACTATCAGATGCAACAAGAGGCTCTGCGCCAAAAAGGTCAGCAGGATAATCTGATGCGAGCGGGGGCTAGAGATCTTGAGCAGCAGCAGGGCCAGATGGCTATGCGCGGCGGTTTGAATTCGGGCTCGATCGAGAGACTTGGTAGCCAGAATTTACGCGGTATGTTGGAGGGTCAGGTTAGCCAGTCGAGGACGGCTGGGGCACGAGAAACCGGGATTAGATCTCAGGCCGGGGCGAGACACGCAGCGCTTGCGGGTAGGTTGGGCGATGCCGAGATGGGTCTGGCGAATTTCAATATAGACATCGACAAGTGGAACGCTACCCAGATCAATAAAGACAACGCAGCTTGGCATGCGGCAAATTCTCAGCGAAGCCCTGAGAGCGTTACTAGCCGCCCTCCGATTTGGGAATATGATACGAATGAGTTGAGAAAAGGTAATCTAAATGTCGGCGGCGAATTCGGTGTTGGGTTCAGCTACAAAGGCGAATCTGGCTCTGATGACGATGCGTATTTGAGTATCGGCGGTCGTAAGATTTTTTAAAGGAGTGAGCGATGGCATACTGGTGGATTCCAATGGCGATAGGGGCTGCGGCGGAGTACGCTAAGGGTCAAGACGCAAAAAAACAGGCTCAGATAAGCCAGTCTCAGGCGAAGGCGCAGAATCAATATAACGCCGAGCTTATGAGGGTATCTCCATGGACTGGTATCAATCCGGGCACGACCCTACAGTACGGCCAGCAAGCTCCATCGAATACGTCTCAGTTCTTGGGGATGGCGGGGGGCGCGTTGGCCGG